CTTCGGACTTTCAAATGATACTGCTGAAGGTTTTAGCCCAAGCGGTGTGACTGGTTCGGGCACTTATTACGATGCTATTGTTAGTGGTTCAAGCAACAGCGGTGGAACCGTTTGCTTCACCTTGACCGCAGATAGCCAAGGTATCGATGGAAATAACACTCAGGTTGTTATCACTAATAGTGTATCAACTGGTAGTTTCTCGATGGCTGTTTACAGTTACGGAAGTCAGGTTGAATCTTGGGGTGGGTTGACTAAGAACGAAACAAGCAATTACTATGTTGAATCCTTCTTGGCTCTTACCTCCAAATACATTAACGTAATTGATAATACGAATACATTGGCACTGCCAGCGAACGGCACTTATACGCTGTCAGGTGGCTCAGACGGTATTCCTTCCGACCCAGACGACCAAGATACACTACTTATCGGTAATGCAGCTTCTTTGACTGGCTTGTATTCACTATCTGACCCTGAACAGGTTGATATTGACATTATTGCAATCCCAGGCCACCCGAGCACAAGTAACATTACTTCATTGTTGAATTTCTGTTCGCCTGCTGTTCGTGGTGACTGCTTTGCAATCATCGAGCCTCCATTCGGACTATCAGTAACAGAGATTGTTGATTGGCAGAATGGTACTCACCCATTAAATGACGTACAGTTCAATAGCAACTATGGCGCACTTTACTGGCCTTGGGTTCAGATTCGAGACAATTTCAACCAAGTTAACGTTTGGGTTCCACCAGCAGGTGTTGTCATGGGGGCTATTGCCAACTCCGACAACATTGGTGCTCCTTGGTTGGCCCCAGCGGGAACGACTCGTGGGTTGCTCAATACCGTTCTCGATGTGTTCACACGACCAACACTTGCAGAACGTGACGCAATGTATGGTAATCAGAATTGCGTTAATCCAATTCTGAATTTCCCTGACATTGATGCCTTCGTAATCTTCGGCCAGAAGACTCTTCAGAGACTACCTTCGGCTTTGGACCGAGTTAATGTTCGTCGTATGCTTCTCTACATCGAGAAGGAAATCAAGTTTGGTGCTCGTGGTCTTATCTTCGAACCAAACGACCCAGCAACATGGGCAAGATTCATCAATATGGCAACTTCTGTATTGACAACAGTGCAGAACGGACGTGGTATTACTCAATTCAAGGTTGTCTGTGATGCAACATTGAACACGCCAACAGTTATCGCAAATAACGTAATGTATGCACAAATTGGTGTAATCCCAACCTACGCAGTCGAATTCATCTTCATTGAATTTGCATTGTTTGCAGCAGGCGAAACTGACTTCACAGGCCAGACCGCAACAGGTCAGGTAGTCAGTTTGGCATCATAAAGGTTGTACCCAACCATAAATATAATGGCTAATTTGCCATCTAATAGGAGAAAACTATGCCTTGTCCAGTAGACCCAACAACAGCAGCCAATATGGTGTTTAATCCTCAAGCGGGAACATCTATTGGCAACATGGGAATTGGTCTTCTTGGTGCAGCAAATACCCTCTTGAAGCGTAAGTTTCGCTTTCTCTTCGGTATTACTTTCTGCACCTCAACCACCCAGACGCAGCAGCAGGTTGGAGCATCGTTCGTAAAAACGGCCAGCCGACCAGATATTACAATTGAAGACACGGAGTTGAACTTCTTGAATGAAGTGAGTTGGATTCCAGGTAAGGCTAAGTGGGAAACCATTACAGTAACTTACTACGATGCAGCAGGTGCAGCAAACGTTGGTTTGTTCTCCTGGCTCGCTTCAGTCTACAACTTTACCAATGGTTGTGCTTTCATGTCAACCAAGCCACAAGACTACTCTGGTATTGCCAGCTTAGTCATGTTAGATGGTTGCGGTGTTCCACTCGAACAATGGGTTTTGAACAATGTGTGGCCAACCTCCATTAAGTTCGGTGAAGTTGATTACAGTAGTTCTGATATAGCAGAAGTTGAACTCACACTTCGTTATAGTCAGGTTCAATATCAAAGCTTCTGCGGTGGGGTTATCACTCCATGTGCTTGCACAAGTTGCTAATTTACTCTTCAATAAGAGGCATCAAAATCGGTGCCTCTTACCTTATCTATGTCATTACTTGATACGAGCGTCAATGGTTGCACTGGTACAATGGGCCTCTCATGGGGTCTTCAACCGGCTACGCTTACTCCCAAGCAAACAAACCGTTGGCTCTTTGGTGTTCCTGATTACATAACAGGCAACGCACCAGCACTCCCGCCACGAAAAGGTGCAAGACCAAGTATTTCCATGAGGGAAACTGAATTTCAACATCTCAGTGAAAGTGTTTGGTTTCCACTCAAAGGCGATTGGAAACCAATTAACTTGACATTATATGATATCCGCTGTAATCAGAACGCTATCTTTAACTGGCTCCAGACAATCTACGACCCATCCCAAGGCAGTTCAATTTCATTTGGTTTCTCGTTGCCATACAAAGTTCCAACCTGCACTCTTGAGTTATATGATGGCTGTGGTAATGTAATGGAAACATGGTATTATCAAAATGCTTACCCAAGTAATATTGAGTGGGGAGAATTGACAATGGATAGTGCGGATATTGTGATGGTTAATTTGACTTTGCGATATGACCGAGCCTACTTCGTTACAGCATAAAAAAGACCTGCCGAAGCAGGTCTTTTAGTTTATAGGTCTATGCCTAAGATTTCACGACATTCAGCCAAAGCTTCTTCAAGCTTTTTTGCCTTCCAAGACAAAACCCTACATGCTCCACTCTTGTTTAAACGCATATTGTTACTCACCTTTTGGTGGAGCAAGTCATTTCTGCTTGCTTCTGCATATCGCTATGCAGTTCAGACTATATCATCATCCTCAAAGGGATGCCCAGCGTGTAGTCGTTACGGGGTGATTTACCACTTCCCTCGGGATTGTCTCAGTGAGATGTTCCCCGATATAGCTAGGTTCAACTTACCATTACTGATAAGAGGGGCCATTTAGTTAACCTCGTTTTGTATAAACCTTACTTTCGTTGTATAGAAGCGCCTCAACTAATTCGCCATAACCACTATCTACTAACTTTTGAATTAATTCAGTGCGTTCCATCAATTCAATCATATTTGCCATAGATGTTATACTCAATTCTTATTTTTGTGAGGATTAATAGCTTTTCAAACAAATTTTAATTGATTTATAGTTTTTGATAGTATTATGAAATAGTATTCAATCGTTTTTAGTTTTGGTTTCGTTATGTTTTTCAATATATTCAATGGCTTTCTGCATCAACGAAGCATCTTCTTTAAAAGCCCCAATTCCAGTATTGCAATGATGGCACAGTAAGCCTCTAACTTCACCGCTTTCGTGATTATGGTCTACGTGGAGGTAGCATGTCTTTCCGGATGCCGCCTTTCTTGTTTCTGGTTGACCGCAAATTACGCAAACATTGTTCTGTGAATCCAACATCTGTTTATATTCAACCAATGTAATCCCATACCTAATTCTAAGGTCTTTATCCTTCCATTTATCATGGTTATTTTTTTGCCAATCACTGCTTGCTTTAATTATTTCCAATCTAAGCCGAGGATCATTATCATACCTGTGTTTCATAGCTTCGCACCGACATTGCTTGCATATAGATTGTTTTCTTGCTTTTCTGCCGTTGTATGCCGGTTGAGTATAAAACTCATTTTCTTCTTTGTTTATATTGCATTTCGTGCATATTTTACTCATAATTATCTCCTTACTATTATGTAGTAAAGAAATTACAAAAATGTAGTAAAGAATTCAATTATTTTGTTCGTTAGATTCTTCTTGCTTCTTATATGGATTAATTTTCTTCCTACTTTTTAATGCGCTCATAAAAGCTTCATTAGCTTTCTCATATAAGTGTTCGTGATATCTGATTTTAAGTTCGTTATAGTTTTTGGCTGTTCTATAAAGTTGGCGGTAGTGATTGAGAATAATAGTCGTGCAAAAATTGAAAGCTCGACCTTTATCTGGATTGAAACGGTGCAATTTCTCGAAACAAATCATCACACCCTCTTGAAGCGCATCGTCTTTATCAACAAGTTGGAATCGAAATGCCCGTATAATGTTTTTCGCAAGCAAATAAAATGCCTCAGCTAATTCCATTTGTGCAGCTTCAAATTCTTTTGGGTCTTCGTCAACATTTTTCTTCGCAGCCTTGAAGCGATTGATAATTATCTCGAACGTTCGGTTATTTAAGTATTCGATTGTCATAAGATTATATCTGCAAGAGGGCTTAATTTTTGGCGAATATTACGGTATTGATTATATATTCTTGCAGGTTCCTATCTTACCATAGTAAATAACTCTTTGTAAAATATGGAATTATATAAACTTTATATCAACCTGTTATTAAATCCTTTCTCCACAAAGAATCTAAGAGATTTGGAGCAATACTATTTGAACAACGGAATGCTGCGTGAGGGAGAAGCATTTGGCAAACTCGTGAGGTCAAGTCTACAAAATGACACCAATAACAACACACATTCTGGTGAAAGATAATAAGGACCAAATTGAACAAACTCTTGAGTCGTTGATGGAACTGAATTGCGAAATCTTGGTAGGAGACCTGGGTAGCACGGACGGCACTATTGATATTTGTCGAACTTACGGGTGTAGCATTTTTCAAGCAACATTCCCAAAGGATGCGGCAAGGAACAAACTCTTCGAGGTCAGCAACATCGATTGGCAATTCTACTTGGAGCCTGGAGAAGTTTTGTCGAGTGGGCACGGACTCCTTGCTTACCTGGATGGAAAGCCCAAGAGAGTCTATGTTGTGCAGGACAAGGTTATCACAAAAGAATTGAGAGTTTGCAAAAAGACGGACTGCAAATTCGTTAATCCTATCTTTGA